GCGAAATCGCGGGCAAAGAACACAACAGCAAAATCCGCAACTGGCTAATTAGCCTAAACGCATGGTGGCAAGATGACGAAACGCCGTGGTGCGGCACGTTTGTTGCCCATTGCGCGCGCGAAGCGAACCGCGCTTTGCCCCAACACTGGTATCGCGCGAAAGATTGGCTGAACACGGGCACACGCCTAGACAAACCTGCCTACGGCTGCGTGGTGGTGTTTGACCGCGCGGGCGGCGGGCATGTGGGCTTTGTGGTGGGCAAGGATAAGCAGGGCAATTTGATGGTGCTGGGCGGCAATCAAGGCAACGCGGTCAATATTAAACCGTTTGCAACAAGCCGCGTGGCAGGCTATGTGTGGCTAGATTGGGCGGACGGGCGCAAATCGTCGCCCAAGCCTGAACGCTTTGAGCTGCCTGTTCTAGACAGCAATGGGCGGGTTTCCACCAACGAACGCTAATAGGGTAGCCTGAAAATGAAACGCCACACCATCATACTCGGCGCGTTGGCAGCATTAAGCTTTGCCGCGCCGCATCCTGAAATCACACTCAAACAACCCAGCCGCCCGCAACCGCACCCGCACCCGCTCGGCAGCGTAACGCTACGCAAACACCGCCACAGCGGGGTAGCCGCCGCCCGCCGTGCCAAGCGCAAGGGGAAACGCCAATGAAGCTGCTCAAATGGCTATCAGGCTTAATCGCCAACCCCGCCACAGGTCAAATCAGCCACACCAAGCTGTGGGCAAATATCACCGCCGCCTGCATGACCTACAAATTTATTCAAACAGAAAACGCGCCCGAGTGGCTATGGTGGGCATACGGCGGCATGGTCGGCGGCTACGCGCTGATTAAGCGCGGCATTGCTGCCGTGCCGCAGGTGGCACAAATCCAAAAGGGGCAAAGCGATGCTGAAAATCTGGAATAAATACAAGTTTCAGGCTGCCTGCGTGGGTTTTGTGCTGGCGTGCGCCGCATCCGCATGGGCAGGCTGGGTAATCGCGCAAACATCATGCCGCGCGGCAACCCTGCTGCTGAAAAACCAATACGCCGCCGAGCAGCTCAAAGCCCAGCAGGCGCATTCTGCCGCGCTGGCGGATGCGCTGGCAAAACAGCAAACAGCGGTGCAATGGGTGCAGCAGCAAGGCGAGCAGCTTGCCGCCACCCGCGCCCAATTAGAACAACGGCAACACGAACTGAACAAGGAAATCCCCCATGCCACACATCAAGACAATCAAGGCACTACTGTTTACAACGGCATTGGCAACCACAGCCTGCACCTCTACAACCGCGCCTTTGGCTACGCCGCCGATTAGGCAGCCTGAAATCCCGCCTGTGTCTACCGAGCTGCTGGCAAAACATGAACGCCCCGAGCGTCCCGCCAGCGGCTCACCCCAACATTTGCTAGACCACGCGGTGCGCTATGGCGCGTATTGCCAAAAACTCGCCGCACAGGTTTCAGGCTGGCAGGCGTGGTATCGCCAGCAGCAAGGCAGCCTGAACGCAAAGGACACACCATGAACCCGCTCAACGTAGAAACCTTAATCGGTGGCTTAACCAGTATGCTCACCGCCGCGCTGTGGTTTTGGGTCAAAACCATTTCCGACACCAACCGCGAAGCCGCCCGCGAGCGCGACGAAATCCGCCAAGAGCTTGCAGCTCTCAAAGCCGCCTTGCCGCGCGAATATGTGCTGCGTGAAGACTACATCCGCAACCAAGCCGTGCTGGAAGCCAAAATGGACGGCATACACAAAACCCTAACCGAACTCTACAAAATAGAAAGCGCAAAGAAACCATGAACGAAAAAGCACGCCGCGAAGGTATGCGCTGGCACATCATCAACACACTCAATAAAGCCCGCCCTTACACGTCCAGCGAAGTGTTCCTGCTGGACGTGATGCGCGGGATTTATCCCGATGCCACCGCCTTAGAATTGCGCCAGCAGCTGGACTATCTGAAAGACCGCCGCTTGGTGGAACTGGTCAAGCAGCCCAGCGGCATGTGGTTCGCAGATTTAAACCGCCTCGGCGTGGACATCGCTGAATACACCATTGATTGCGAAGCAGGCATCGCCCGCCCGCCAAAATACTGGGAGAGCTGATATGGCACGCCGAAGCAGCATAGACGCGCTACCCGAAGCCGTGCGCCACAGCTTGGAGCGCAAGCTGTCCGAAAACGGCTTTGCCAACTACACCGCGCTGGCAGACTGGCTGACCGCGCAGGGCTACGAAATCAGCCGTTCCGCCGTGCACCGCTATGGGCAAAAGGTGGAACGGCGTTTTGCCAGCATCAAAGCCAGCACCGAAGCGGCGCGGCTGATTGCCGAAGGTGCGGCAGACGAAGGCGACACCCGCAGCGAAGCCCTAATGGCAATGGTGCAGACCGAGCTGTTTGACGCGCTGGTGCAAATCGGCGAGCTGCCCGATGAAGAACTGCCGCCAATGGAGCGGTTTGATTTGATTAGCGAAGGCGCGAAACGCATCGCGGGGCTGATTTCCGCCAGCACGCGGCTAAAAGAGTATCAAGGCAAAGTCAAAGCCCGCGCCCAAGCCACCGCCGATGAAGTGGCGCAGGCGATAAAAAAAGGCGGGCTGTCGCACGACACCGCCGAGCAAATCCGTAAACAGATTTTGGGGATTGCAACATGAATAGGCAGTCTGAAAACCACAATCCGCCCAACGATAACCGCACGCCGATGGTGTTGCTGCCCTATCAGCAACGCTGGATTGCCGACCCCGCGTATGTGAAAGTGTGCGAAAAATCGCGCCGTATCGGCTTATCGTGGGGCGAGGCGGCGGACAGCGCATTGCTGGCAGCGCAAACCAGCGGCATGAACGTTTGGTACATCGGCTACAACAAAGACATGGCGTTGGAGTTTATCCACGACTGTGGCAACTGGGCGAAGTTCTACGGCTTGGCGGCAGATGAAGTGGAAGAGACGGAAGAAGTGTTTGCCGATGGCGACGACAAGCAGGCGGTGTTGGCGTTTGTGATTCGCTTTGCAAGCGGTTGGCGCATCACCGCGCTGTCCAGCCGCCCCAACAACCTGCGCGGTAAGCAAGGGCGCGTGATTATTGACGAAGCCGCCTTCCATGACGACTTGCCCGAGCTACTCAAAGCCGCAATGGCGTTGCTGATGTGGGGCGGGCAGGTGCACATCATCTCCACCCATGACGGCGTGGATAACCCATTTAACGAGCTGATTACCGACTGCCGTGCAGGCAAAAAGCCCTACGCTGTGCACCGCATCACCTTTGATGATGCGCTCGCAGACGGCTTGTATAAACGCATCTGCCTGCGGCGCGGCATAGAATGGACAGCCGAAGGTGAAGCCGCATGGGTGGCAGAAATCCGCCAATCCTACGGCGAAGACGCTGCCGAAGAGTTGGACTGCATTCCCAAAAACGGCGGCGGCAAATGGCTGAACCGCGCCCTGATAGAAAGCCGAATGTCGCCCTACACGCCTGTGCTGCGCTACGACCAAACAGATGATTTTGCGCTGCTGCCCGAACACCAACGCGCCGCCGAAGTGGCGGACTGGCTTTCAGGCAGCCTGAAACCGCTGTTAGCCGCGTTGGACAACACCCGCCACAGCTTTGTTGGCGTGGATTTCGCCCGCAACGGCGACCGCAGCGCGATTGTGCCGTTAATCCGCCAGCAAAATCTTAATCTCTACACGCCGTTTATCTTGGAGCTGGGCAATATGCCGTTTAAACAGCAAGAGCAAATCTGCGCCTATCTGTTCAGCGGCTTGCCCAACCTGCTCGGCGCGGCTTTGGACGCGCGCGGCAACGGACAATACCTTGCCGAAGCGATGCAAGACCAATTCGGCGGCGAGCGCGTGCAAGCCGTGATGCTGTCGGAAAACTGGTATCGCGCCCACACCGCGCCGTTTAAAGCCGCGCTGGAAGACGGCACGCTGGACAAACTGCCACGCGACGAAGACATTTTGACTGACCTACGCGCCTTTGAGTTGATTAAGGGCGTGCCGCGCATTCCCGACACCCGCACGCGCGGGCAGGACGGCAACAAACGCCACGGCGACACCGCCATCGCGCTGGTTTTGGCGCACTACGCCAGCCGTGAACTCAATATCGGAGCGGTGCGGGTTGCCAGCCGCGCGGTACGCCGTGAAAGTAGATTGACCAATGGCTATTGATTTCAGGCAGCCTTGCCCTTTTGTCCAAATCTTTGATTTGGGTATAAAAGGGTATGCCGTAGCGTAAGCGTAGGCAGAAAACGAAAGAACCCCCATGAAACCCCACATCAAACTCAAAACCCCAGACGGCACCATCGCCCCCACAGCCGAGCAGCTATCCAGCCAAATCGCCGTACTCTCCCGCTTCGGCATGAGCGGTTTTGGCGGCTGGCTGCCCAACCCCGACCCCATACTCCGCAAACTCGGGCGACAAATTGACGTGTACCGCGAACTGCTGCGCGACCCATTAGTCGGCGGGCAAGTGCGCCGCCGCAAAGCCGTGGTGGCACGCCTGCAATGGCGGTTGGATGGCGATGATGTGCCGCCAAACGTACGCGACACCATTCAGGCTGCCTTAGCACAACACGACCTAGACCGCCTGATTAAAGACATCTTAAATGCCACTTTATTCGGCTATCAGCCCATAGAAATCATCTGGCAGCGCGGCAGTTTATGGCTGCCTGAACGCATCATCGCCAAACCGCCCGAATGGTTCGGCTTTGACGATGACGCGCAACTGTATTTCCATCAAAACGGCGCAACCGCCGCGCCGCTGCCCGCCTACAAATTTCTTTGCCCCACCCAAGAAGCCAGCTACGCCAACCCCTACGGCTTGGGCGATTTGGGCTTGGTGTTTTGGGCGGTAACCTTTAAACGCGCAGGGCTAAAATTCTGGGCGGAGTTCACGCAAAAATACGGCAGCCCGTGGCTGATTGGCAAAGAGCCGCGCAGTAATACCGATGCCGATACCAACAAATTGCTGGACGCGCTGGAAGCCCTAGTCGGCAACGCCGTCGGCACCATTCCAAACGATTCCAGCGTGGAAATCCACGAAGCCAGCGGCAAAGCCGCATCGGTCGATGCCTACGACAAACTTATCCGCTATTGCCGCAGCGAAATCAACATCGCGCTGCTCGGGCAAGACCAAACCACCGAAGCCAACACCAACCACGCCAGCGCAACCGCAGGGCTGGAAGTGACCGACGACATCCGCGACAGCGACAGCCGCATTGTGATGAGCGCAATCAACCAGCTGATTGATTGGATTTGCGAGTTGAATTTCGGCGATGTCGCCCGCCCCAAATTCGTGTTATACGAAGCCGAAGCCTACGGCTCAACCGAGCTTTCCCAGCGCGATTTGAATTTGCACCAAATCGGTGCACGATTCAGCAACGACTATTTCGCCCGCGCCTATGGTTTCAAAGACGGCGATTTGCTGCCGATCGACAGGCAGCCTGAAAACGCAGATTTCGCCGAACATCATCACCATGAATACAACCAAGCGGCAGACATTCCGCAAATCATGGGAAGCGCCGTTTCAGGCAGCCTGAAAACCAATCCGCCCGATGTAACCGGCGAACTGGTGGGCACCCTGAAAAACGGCGCAACGCCCGAAGCCGTCTTGCAGCAACTTGCCGACAGCTATCCCGACTGGGACGATGCCGCCATGCAGAACGAACTGGCGCGGCTGATTTTCCTTGCCGATGTGGTCGGACGGTTGGAAGCGCAAGCAGAATTGGCGGAGGGCTAAACCGTGAACCAAGCCGAAATCGCCGCGCTGTTCCAAATGCAGCCTGAAAACGCCATCGCCTACCTGAAACAAAAGCGCGTTACCGAAAGCTGGGATTGGCAGGATATGCTGGACGATGCCCATGTTTCCGCGTTCACCATTGCCAAAAGCGCCGAGATGGATGTTGCCCATGACATCCATCAAGCCGTGCTCAAAGCCGCCGAAACAGGGCAGACGTTTGACGACTTCAAACGCGATCTGATGCCCGTGCTGGAAAAGAAAGGCTGGGTAGGGCGGCAAACCGTGCCCAACCCCGAAACGGGCGAAGAGCAAATGGTGACGCTCGGCACACCGCACCGGCTGAAAACCATTTACCAAACCAACCTGCAATCCGCCTACATGGCGGGGCGCTACGCCGAAATGAGCGCCGCCACCGCCACGCATCCCTATTGGCAGTATGTAACCGTGAACGACGGCAAAGTGCGCGAAGCCCACCGCAAGCTGCACGGGCAAGTGTTCGCCGCTGATGACCCCGTGTGGGACACACTCTATCCGCCGCTGGACTACCGCTGCCGTTGCCGTGTGCGTCCCTTATCACGCAGCCGAGGCGCGGCGTTGGTACAGCCCTCGCCCAGGCTGGAAAGCATCATTGTGGACATCGGCACAAACCCCGCCACAGGCGAGGAACGCTACGCCCAGCGCACAGGTTTCAGGCTGACCGACGGCACATTCGCCGCCCCCAGCGCAGGCTTCAACGCCAACCAAGGCAAAACCTTTCTGCAGCGCACCGCCCGAGTAGCCATAGAAAAAGCCCAAACCGCCCCGCCCGAATTAGCCAAAGTCGCTGTGAAAGAAATGATGAAGCAAGAGAAATTCCGCAACGCACTCACGCTGGCGCAGTTGAAATGGGTGGCGGAGTTATTGGGCTTAAAATCCTAACCGAACCATAAGGGCATATCATGCTGACCATCGAACTAAACGAGCGCGACCTCACCCGAGGCTTATCCAACCTGCTGCGCAATCTGCAAAATCGCCGCCCCATGATGCAGGGCATCGCCGCCGAATTGCTCAGCATGACCGAAGACAACTTCGAACGCGAAAGCTGGGGCAACGAGCCGTGGCAGCCTACCCATCGTGGCGGCAAAATCCTGCAACTGAGCGGACAGCTCGCCGCCAGCATCCACACCCTTGCCACCAACCAAAGCGCCAAAATCGGCACCAACAAAATCTACGCCGCCATCCACCACATCGGCGGCGACATCCACGCCCAAAACGCCCCCTATCTGATGATACCGCTGGGCAACGGACGCTTTGCCCGCAAACAATCCGTAACCATCCCCGCGCGACCGTATCTACCCATTAACGGCAACGGCGCGCTGCAATCCGACGGTAAAAGCCGCATACTGGATGTCGCCAGAGACGCCCTCGCACACGGGCTATAACACAGCCCTGAGCACGCAAAAAAAAGCGGACATATTTCAGTCCGCTTTTTGTTTCACTGTGTGCAACACCGTTGCAATTTTCTATCCCGCTTTGTTTTGGTTTGTCCCGCTTTATCCCATTTATCTTGCTGGATGGGGTGGGTTTTTCTTAAAGGGTTTCACCAATAGCCGTTTTCATCATTCCATGCAAAATGCAACGCATATTCCGCGCCATCCAATTCCGCTTCTATCACAAAATCATTCGCATCTGCCAAAGTCAAAGCCAGCATAAACCCTCCTAGCCAAATAACGTCGAATCCAACTGGCTGCGCCGCGTTTCAGGCTGCCTTGCTTGGGTCGGCTGCGATACAGGTTTACCAGCAGGCTGCGCCGTTTTCGGCACAGACGATTTGCGCGCCGTCTTGCCCGCTGTTTTGCCCTTGCGTGCGCCTGTTTCCCCCGCCTTGCCCTTAGCCTTGCCACTCGCCTTTTGCGGCGGCACATCGGCTTCACGCGGCTGCGCCTTGCGAATCTTAATCAGCGACATCTCCACATCCAGCTTTTCGCCGTCCGCCCCGCGCCGAATCGTGCAACTGGTAATCGCGTAATCCGAGTAAAAGTCCAAACCCGACACAATCGTAATCGGCTCGCGCTTCTCGTGCATTTGCCGCAGCAGCGCCTTAGCCTGCACCAATTTAGACTTGCCCGAATCGCCAAACAACACCACGCTCGCCCCCGATACCACTCCGCTCAACGACAGCCGCTCCGATTCCACGCCGATATGGTCGGTAATCGGCGCGCCTTCTTCCACCGCATACTGGGTAACATTTGCCGCAAGCTCCGTCGTCTCTTCAATCAGCGCGTCCAACTGCAACGCGCCCACCGTTGTCCCACCGATGCCGAACACCATGTTCACCAGCTTGTTTACCTTGTCCGCCGCATTTTTCACGCCATCATAGGCAGCCTGAAAATCCATCACGAAGCCCCTTTCAACACATAAGCATTACGCCCCATTTGCGCTGCCGCACGCGCAGGATTTTGCACGCCGTTTGCCGTAATGTTTTGCGTAACATGATTATTCACCACGCCGCCCGCGCGCACACCAACTCCCGCGCCCGTCATCGCCGCCGCGCTCACCGTATGGTTCACATTGATGCTGCCGCCGCCCAAGCCCGGTATCCAGTCAAACCAACCGCGCACCGCCGCTACCGCCGCTGCCCACTTATCTTTAAAATACCCAATCGCCGTATCCCAAAGACCGTTTACCGTGTTGATGATGCCACCCCAAATACTGCTCGCGCTGCTGCTAATCGCCTGCCAAGCACCAATTGCCTTTTGCGTAATGTTGTCCCACATTTGCACCGCAGATTGCCAAACCGCATTCCACGCCGCCAAGCAAGCCGCTTTAATCCGCCCCCAAGTAGCCAGCGCCCAAGCCGTAACCGCCTGCCATGCCGCCGATGCTTTGGCTTTCACCCAATCCCACGCCGCCAGCAAATACGCCACCACCGTGTCCCAGTTGTTATACAGCAGCCAAATAGCCGCGATTATTGCCATAATTACCAGCAAAATCGGATTAGCCGCCATTGCCGCCGTAATCAAGCGAATGCCCAGCGCAATAAATTTCGTTGCCCCATACAACAGCATAAACACCTTAAACACCGCCATGCCCACCGCCACCAACGCTGCCACTTTCATCAACCATTTGCCTGTCGTTTGCCCCGCACCGCCTAAAGCATCCTTAATCTCCCCCAGTTTTTCCCAAACCCAGCCTAGCTTCTCTTTCACCCAATCAATCTGCGTTTTCCATTCGCTCGACGCGCCCACCAAACGCCCCAACACCGACTGCCCACCGTTCAGCCACACGATAATATCGTCCACAATCAAGTAGATGCCATACAGCACCGCCGCGATTTTCAAAAATGGCAGCAGCGACGCTTTCGCGCTCATCCCAATGCCCTGCAACAACGTTTTCAGGCTGCCTGCGCTGCCGATTGCGCCAAGCAAAGCATTATTCAAGCGATAAACACCATACGCCGCGCCCAAAAACGCCGCCGCCTTGCCGATTTCCGTCAAAGCGCGCGCAAAGGCTTTCAAATCATCCGCGCTCAACTGCCCCAAATAATCCACCAAGCCTTTTAACGCCCGTTTCGCCCCATCAAACAACCCAGCCTTGCCGATTTCCCGCTTCAAACTTTGCCAATTATCCGCCAAGTTAGACGTTAAACCCTCCCAAGTATTAGAGAGCTTGTCCATTGCTCCCTTGTATTTCTGGTTGAAAATCGTCTGCAAAGTCGCCTGAATTTCCGCGCGGTTATCCGCCGAAGCCTGCAAAGTTTGCTGCTTGCCCTCGCTATCGGTAAAGCTATACGCAATCTGCCCGCCTTTTTTAGACGCTTTCACGCCAAATTCTTTTAAGCGTTCATTCTCGCCCGTAACCGCATCCGCAATCGCCTCCACCATTTGCATCACAGGCTTGCCCATTGCCGCCGCCGTATCGCCCAGCGTTTGCATTAAGCCATCTTTCATCGGGTCAAGCCCATAGGCTTTGAGCTTCACAAATGCTTCCGTTACTTCCGAAAGCTCATAAGGTGTTCGTTTGGCAAAATCAGCCACCCAATCCATCGCCGCACGCGCTTTTTCGCTACTGCCTTCAATCGTGCCCAACACCGTTTCATAGCGTTCAAATTCTGCGCTGGTATCAATAATAGATTTCACGCCTGCGCCCACAGCCGCTGCGCCCAGAAATTTGCCCAGTCCGCCCGATAAAAAACCGCCAGAGCTACCCCCGCTCAACTCTCCACGCAACTCACGAATCCGCTCACGCGTTCTCGCCCATGCGCGGTCAAGTTCCGCGTGCGTTGCCATGCCCGTGCGCCGAAACGCCGCATAAGCCAATTGCGCCCTGCGGATGTCTGCGTAAATCTGCCTATCCGAGCGAATGCCCAACCTATCCAGCGAGCGGTTGTAAATCGCCCCGCTGCCGCGCTGCTGCAAACGCATACTGGCAAAACTGCGCCGAATATCATTCGCCGCCGCCTGCGCCCGCGTTCGCGCTTGGTTCAAACCATTTAAAAACTGGTTTAAACCCGCCCTTTCCATTCTAAAACGCAGCAGCGTAACCAATTCTCTTGCAATCATGGCAAAACCTTTCAGGCATAAAAAAACCGCCTTTTTAGGCGGTAGAAACAATATGAAAAAACAAAAAAAGCCCTGTTTTCACAAGGCTTTTTTATGAAAATGCTTGCTTAAATTAGTAGGTTAGCCTATAATTAGTCCTATCGGTTCTAGTACAACCGATAGGTTAAACGCCTAACCTGCAATATTGCTTTAAGGGCATTTTCAGGAGAATTAAAATGAGATGGTTCATTTTTATTCTTCTCTTGGTTTTATCGGCTAACGCCTATTAACCTTTGAGAAGCGGTGGGGCAGTAACGATGCCCTGCCGTTACTCAAAATCATAAAGGAAGCATCATGGCATTGTCAAGAAACGATATTCAGAAAAAATCAGACGAAAAACGCGGCGTGAAAGTCAAAGCCTTCAAAATGAAGCTGGAAGACATCGCACTGATAGAAGAAACCGCCGCCAAGCTAGGGATTAGCCAAGTAGATTTGGTTATTCGCGCCGTGCAACAGTTTGCGGAAAATGGTTAAGTTACTTTTTCCATCTCTCCGCTTCCCGCGCTTCTGCCTCGTCCTGCATATCCAAAATCGCATTGATTTTCAGCAAGTCCACCAAATCAGCCGTGCCGTCTTTCACCTCGGCAAGGCTGATTTTTCGCGCCAACACAGGTCGCCAAATCAAAAATTCCGCTTCCAAATCGGCGCGAAAATGCCCTACGGTTTCGCTTTTTCGGCTAAACCCGCCAGTCCAGAAAGGTTTAGCCAGCGCGTCAAAGGGGCAGCGAAATTCTCTTTAATCACCACCACCAAAAGCTGCAACACTTCGGCAAAATCATCAAAGATATGCCCATCGCGCGCCAACTTAAAGCGCACCGCTTCGCCGTTTTCGTCCTCATAGGCAATATGCCCGCTATCCAGCAAGCGCGTTGCCCAGCGTTCCAGCGATTTGCCGTCAAGCTGCGCCGATAGCTTTTCTACCGCCTTTTCCAAATCCGTGTTGTTCACATCTTTCAGGCTGCCTTCTGGCTCATCTTTCAGGCTGCCTAACAGCGCGCCCAGCGCAGGCAGCAATTCCTTTTGCAAATCGCCAAACACAGGCAAGGCTTCAAAAGCATTCATTTTGGTAACAAAAAATGTGTTTTTGCCCACTTTAATTTCAACCGTTTGGCTCATCAGTTATTCCCTCCCACAGTAAAGGCAGCGCGTGCCGTTTCAATCACCCATTCACGGTTGCCCAATTCCTTGCCAAATTCCACCGTGGGGCGGTTCACAATCCAAGCGGCATCGGTGGCAACCAGCGTTGTACCGCGCAAATCGGTCAGCATCAGCGGAAACGGCTTGTCGCCGCCGCTTAAATGGTCAATAGACAGCAGCGTGTTCAACACATCATTGCTGCGGCTGGTTTGCTGCAAAGTCAGCGTGATTTTCACACGCTTATCCGCGCTCATCACGCGCGCCACTTCGCCGTCTGCGCCTGCCTGCGATGTGATGCCATCTCCCAAAGGCTCAATGCTCACAAACGTGCCATCTGCATAGCCCGTTACCGAATGCACGCCCACCACCAGTTTCACACGGTCGGGCGAATAAGTTTTTACTGCACTCATCGTTTATCCTTTCATTCATAGCCTAAGCTAAATTTAATGTTCACCACATGAATCGCCCCCGCCAAACGCGCCGAGCCGCCCAAATCGTTCAACACGCGGCTTGCCTTGTTGTTGGGCGAAATCTGCGACGCTTTCGGCTTCTTAATCGTGTAGCTGGGGACAACCTTATCGTTCTCGTCCAACTCCTCGGGCGCAATGCCGCCGCGGCGCACGCCAAGCTGCAACGACTTTTGCATAGCATTGGCTAAAATCGTAATCCCTTCATCGGTATAAGGGATTTTGCCGTCGCCGTTAATCAGCGCAAACGCCACATCTGCCTGCATTTCATTGTGCAACCAATCGCGGAAACGAATCACATCAATCCATTCACCCGCCGCCGTTTTGCCGCCTTGGGTCAAAGCAAACGATTTAAACATTTCAAACGTGGTGCAATTTTTTTCGCTGGCGGCAATGTATTCGCCTTCCGCTAAACGGTCGGCAGTAATGCCTGCAAGGCGTTTGTTCGCCCACGTCTCACCGCCTGGGTAAAAAGTAAAACACTTCGCCATCAACGCCGCTTCGTTAAATTCCGTTGCCGCTTCGCGGTCAAATACCACAAACGTGCGGAAATACTGCTTATCCATCAGTTTGGCAGCAATGTCGGTGCGTACTGCGCCATTCAACACTTTCACATCATCGGTTGCTGTGCCAAACAGCTTCACATTAGCTTCTGCCCACGCCGCCACTTCTAACACCACGCTTTCCGTGCGGTCAGCCACCACTAAGCCATACCACGAACCGCCCGCCTTGATGATTTCGTTCAGCGCGTCGGTGTAGCTTTCCGTTGCGCTCAATGCCATTGCGCCTTTGATGGGCTTCACGGCAATATCCGCTGCTTCGGCAATCGTCAGCGTATCGCCGCTTGCGCTGGCTTTCAGCGATGCGGGCAAAGCCGCCGCGCCTTGCGCCGCCGTGCCGTCTATATCCAACACTTCGCCGCTGGGCAGCGTGATTTTGGCGGCAATCTGCTCGCCCGATAGCGTGATTTTGCTTGCCGCGCGTCGCCCGATATACACTTTCGCCAGCGTCGGCGTTTGCGAAAACGCCGCCAATGCTGCCTTGTAAATCGGGTCGCTTGCCGATAAACCCATATCCAGCAACTCACCCGCCGAAGTAATCGCCGCCATGCGTGCCGTGGTTGCCGCGTGCAAGCCCACAATCATCATATCGCTAAAACTTTCCGTGGCGATTGCCGTCGTGTTTAGCGAAATGTTTAACTTAACCAATCGGTCTAATTTTGCCATGTCAAAACTCCATAAAAAAAGCGGCTACTGCCGCGTGGTTACATCTAAAACTGCTTTTTCAATTACAGGCACCGTCTCATCCATAGCCGCCATATAGCGATAACGAAACGACAACACCGCCTGCTCGTGATACTGCGCTTCAAACAGCTTGGGCACAGATTGCACCCGCTCTATATCAAACACCGCCGCATTCGCTGCATCCAGCGCATCGGCTGCCGCTTCGGTTTGCAATGCCATTGCCAACGCGTCCAAAATCTCAAACGCGCCATCGCCATAGCATTGCACCGTTACCGCCGCTTCACGCACCGCCGATAATGCACGGCTGCCGCTTTCGCTAATCGGCGCACGCAGCACAGGTAAACTGGCATCCGCCGAGCGCACGTCCAGCGCGGCAAACACGTTTTCAGGCTGCCTGCCGTTTTCATACGCCCAAATCAGCGGCACAGGCAACAACGCTGCCAAAATATCGTACAAATACTCTTTCATGGCTGCTCCGAAACCGCGTAATAGCGGTAATGACTGATGATGCCCATTTGAAACCGCGCCTGCGCGATGATGCGGTATTCCGTCCCCAGCCACAGCAACACATCGCCCATGTTGTCGTCCACGCGCAGCAGCGCATCGGTATAAATCTTAACCGCCCGCCCCATGCGTTTGCCCTCGGGTAAATTCTCCCGCTCGTCATTGCGTATCGGCTGCACCGAAGCGGCGATAACCAACGTTTGCGTTTCCGTGCCTTGTTGCCAGCGCCCCTTGATATACGCCCCATCGGCAAAACGGCGAATGGTGTGTTGTTTTCTTAATCCCATTTCAGGCTGCCTTTAATCGTTTTCTTTGTGCCAAAATACATATCTCAAAAATGTACCCAGCACAGCGAGTAAGAAATACAACTTTACTAATGCCCAGAAAAAGTCCCAGCCGTTTAATGACAAAAACCATTCCAATGTTTCCATAACTTTGTTCCCGTGGTGTGGCAGCCTGAAAACTACACTACCTCATATTCCACCGAATGAACCAACTGCCCCGTATCAATCAACGGTCGGTCAGACCCCTTGCGCTTAATCGTTGCAGGCGCATTCGGTGTCCAATTGCCATTGCGAATGTGCGCCCTTTGCACATCACGATACCAGTTGCCCAGTTGATGCAGCATCGCTTCCGCATCCGCCCCTTCCAGCACGCGATACACCACTCGCCGCTGCGCTTCGCTAATCTGCGCTGCGTTCTGCTCCGCACAATCCGCCATAAATGGGCGCGGCGGAATGTGGCGCGTGCCAAAGTGGTTGTAAATAGCAATGTCCACCATATCATCATGCGAGCCGCCTTGAATACCCACCTTAACCACCCGTCCATTCAGCCTTTGCGTGTTGCCGATAATATCATCCAAGCCAAAATCGTTAATTTCCACATCCACAGCCGCCACCATATTGCGACACAATAATCGCACCGCGTTTGCACAAATCCGCCAGCTTTTGATACTGCGCCAAATAACCGCAAGGGTCGCCGCCATTATTGCCATAGCTGCGCGACAAATCGCCCTCACGCTCCGACACTACGCCCACAGGCACAACCACCGCCCCTTGCGCTGCTGCCGAAAGTGCGTTTACCGCTAAATAGCCCGCGTAATACAACACCGCGCGTTCTTTCAACTTGTCGGATAAGCAAGGCGGCGCAAACTCCGCCGCCAAAATCAGCATCTTTTCCAATAACGCATCATCCGCAGCAGCAACATAAGGGCAAAGCAAACGCAGCTTATCAATCAGCGGGTTCATTGTGCGCCTGCCAATGCCAGCAAATTCTCTTTCTTGGCATCGCTGGCAAATTCAACGCCTTTTTCCGTCAAATACTGGCGCAACTGCTCCACTGTCATCTTGGTTACATCTTCTTGCTTGGGTGGTTCTGACTTAGGCTGTTCTAACACTTCCAAATGCCCGCTTTCAACCAAGCTCAATACGCCCGCATCGTTATCCGCCACTTCGGCTTCCTGCATCGGCGCAAGCACCGTCATGCCATTCAATACCACCACAGCGGGTTTAATGTTTTTGATTAACATAGATTTTCTCCATAAAAAAGGCTGCCGAAGCAGCCCTGTATAACCCAAATTTTCAGCCAGCCTAAGCCGCCGCAATCTCACACTTAGAAAACGCCAGCGGATAATGCACCACTACGCCCGCCGTGCGTGCGTAGCAAGGCACAACCACTTCCAAGCCGCGCGCCTGCGCTTCCATTTGGTTAAACGCCATCGGCAACTCATGGCTCATGTTTTCCGCGTCAAATTCGCCGATAAACAGCAAATGCTTGCCGCCTGCGCCCGCGCCGTCAAATTCGGGCGCTTCCACCAGTTGCAAGCTGGGATGTTTCTTGCCAAAAAACTCCCACACCGTAATGCCGTGCGCTTCGGTGTAGATTTTGGATGTCAAAAGCGCGTGCAATGTGCTAGCAACCACAAGGCGGTTCGGCGCATGTACCCCTTTGCTTTGCAAACGCACCGCATTCCACAGCGCGTCCAAATCCGCAATGATTTCCGCGCCTGTTGCCTGCGCCCAAGCCTTGCCGCTAGGCAGTGTGGTAACGCCGATATTTGGGTGAGTAGTCATGCCATACAAGCCGTATTCTGCATCACCCACCATTGCCACCTTGTTCAACTTCACTTCAATCGCCCGGCGTGCCGCATCGCCTTTGCGCGTAGGCAAGTTTGTACCCAAGCCAGCCGATGCTTTCAATTCCATAATGTTAAAGCCGTAGGAATCGGCAACGGTTTTCACGCGCACGGTATGTTCCATGCCCAGCACATCAGCGCGTGGCAAATCATCAGCATAATTGGCAACGATTTTTGCCATGCCCACGGTGTCATAGGTTTTGTACACAATCGTTTCTGCCCATTCAGGCGCATCCGAAGCAATCGGAACAAGCCCCAAGCCCAACATCGGCGGACGTTTTTTCTCGTAAACACGAGCCTTCACATAATCCAATTCACGCGCGGCAAACACGCTTTCGTCTTCGCGCATTGCGTTGCCCGTAGATTGCGCAAATTGCGCGATAACGGATTTTTCCGCTTCATCATAGTGCAAATGTTTCTGCATCATCATTTCCTTTCGTTAAGCTGTTGGTGCGTGCAGTTCAACGCAAGCAATCTTGCCACCTGCCACGCTTTTCACATCGCGGATAACCGCATTTTTCAGGCTATCGGCTGCCGTATTGTCCAGCAAGCCCACCGCGTTAAATTTAACCGCCTCGCCTTTGGCAACGGTTTTGCCTGCCGCCACTTTCACCCAGCAAAGCCCGCGCGTCATCACCGAAACACAATCGCCTTGTTTATAAGGGATAAGCGGTGTGTGCGAATGAATCACCACGCCAACGGCTTTTGTGCCTTTGCCCGCTACCGCAGCACCGTTTGCATCCACGCCCACAATCACGCCAGCGGTCAAGCCATCTGCGGCAACCGCATAGCTTTCCACGCGGTCAAAACCGCTGTCTGCCTTCATACCGGCAAACGCCACATCCATTTGGTCGTCATACATAGCCATTATTCAGCCCCTTTCAAACTTGCTTTGTATTGTTCACGCGCTTGCGCCGCCGATGCGTTGCCTGCGCCGTCCTTATCCGCCATATCTTGGCGTTGCCCCGCTAAGGCTTTGGCTTTTGCCTGCTCATCGTGAGATGCCAGCGCCATATCAAACGCAGCGGAAACATAATCATCGGTTTTACCGTCCAACGCGAGCGCATCGCCGCGAATGGCTTTAATCACCGCCACTTTAATCTCGCGCGCGGCGGTGTCCTCCTTAAAGTCCACGCCATGCGTTTGGGCGACTGCTTCCAGTTGCAAACGCTCGCGGGCTTCTTGCAGCGCGTCTTGCTTGATTTGTAGCTGCTTGTCCTGCAAGGCTTTCAAATCAGCTTCTGCGCTGTCGGCGCGGGCTTCGGCTTGGGCAAGTTTGGTTTTGCCCGCCGCCTCATCCTGCTTTAATTGATTAAACGCCTGAATCACTTCGGGCGCGGCATCGTATTCAATGCCGTTGTCTAAACGGATTTTCGTCATCGTTTCGTCCTTATCATCCACGGCTTCGTTGCCGTCCATATTCAACCGCGCATTGCCTGCGCGTCCCTTGCTCACAATCGCTAAGTGGTTGGGGCGGATATTGCGCTGTATCGCATCGTAGCGTTCGCCTTCGGGCGTGATGCCAGCGGTCTCCTCCAGATCCAACTCATAGCCGACTGAAAGTTCTTTGTTGCCCGCGTTAATCGCCGCAGGGTCGTGTATCACAATATCCGCTAGCAAGTTATTGCCGTCTTGCCGCGCTTGCCCCAGCACCGTGCCGATGGTGTGATTTTTGGCATTGCGGCTGGTTACTTTGCCGGGGTGTCCGTTGGTAATCGGAATGCCCTTGTAAGCATTCAGGCTGTCTTGGGCAAACACTTCATCAGGCGGGCGATATTCGCGCCGCTCGCTGCCATCGGGATTGTGATAAATAAAAACGCCCGTTCGCGTGAGAACAGGCGTGTCGTGAATAAAACCATCTTGATTGCGCCGCGCTTTCACTTCGGCGCGGTCATAGCGAGTTACGCTCATAAACAATTCCTTTCAAATCGGCGAAATCGGGGTAAATGCCCTCTGCGCTGCATCGACATTGAATCGGCTCGCTGGGGTGTCCATCGGGCGGGGGATTATCCCAATCAAATATCTTGCCCTCGCGCTCGCGGTGCGTATGGCGCACGCGCTCATCCAGCGAAGTGCGCCAAACATATTGCGTAACGCCAATGCCGCGTTGCCGCTCCATCGTAAGCTGCCCATTGAGTTTGCCGATTTGGTCGCGGGCAATCAAGCGGGCGCGGCTTTTGGGTAACGCATAAGTCTCACGAATAAAATCCGCCAGCTTGGCATGGGGCAGCCCTGCGCGTACCGCTGCCACAATCTTGCCGTGCAGCGTTTCCAAATACTGCGCTGGGATGGATTTAATCAAACGGATATTCTCCGCTTCAAACTGTTTCATCACATCCAACAACCACGGCTCATGCGCGAACACATCCACCGAAAACACCGAACGCACCACCTTGTGAAACTGCACCTGATTAAACCGCGCTGCTTCACGCAACAGCGATAACGCCCCTGCAATCGTTTTTTCAGGCTGCCTAAACACATCGGCAATGCCCACTACCCACCGCCGCAGCCGCTCATACCAGCCGCTGCTTTCGGGGATGTCATCCAGCGCGTCTTGGCGCAAATCCAACAAAGGCAGTTGCCGCTCAATTTCCGCCGCAATGCTATCGGCAAAAACCAGCAGCAGCCGCTCATATTCGCGCTCCGTGGCGTGCGGATACAACCAGCGCTTAGGTTTTCGCCGCGTAGTCTTGGGCATCTGCGCCATCGTGTACCTCACGTTTCAAACCAAATTGCTCTCGCTGGGCGAAATAATCCGCCGCCTGCGTCTCGCTTACTGCACCAATAGACACCGCCTGCGCCACCGCATCAACTTCGGTTTTCAGCGTATCTACTGCCAGTTTCGCCATGTCCGCCTGCTCGCGTGCTGTTGGCACATACAACGGCGACCACTTAATGCGCCAGCCATCAGGGATTTTGCCCTTGATGCCGTTTTGCAATACCAACAGCGCAATCAGCCGCTCCAACATATTGCCCACACGCACCCGCTCCGCTTCCACCAATTCATGGAAATTGCGCAAATCGCCTTCACCCGTGGCAGATAGCCCACTCGCCGATTGCCCAAACAACTGCGCCAGCGGAATACCCGTCTCCGCCGAAATCACTTGCTCAAACTTGCCGATGATGTCAGTCAAACCGCTCACATTCATATCGTTTACGGTGTAACTGTCCTCACCGTCCACCGCCACCGTGTTCAGCACCCCGCGCGAAGCATCCACCGCCTGAATTCGCTGCTGAATCGTTTCTTCAAAATTGCTCTCAATCAAATCAGCCAAGCCCTTCATGGCATAAACAGGCTGCTGCTTGCGATCTAAAATCTGCTTGGTGCGCTCGCGCGTGGTTTCCCAATCCAAAATAGCCTTGTAAGCACGGTCAACCGCATTGCCGCCCTGCCAATAAATGCGCGTGTCTTTCAGCATTTCAGGCAGCCTGAAACCGTGAATGGGGAACACACGGCTCTCATGCACAACAAACTGCGTCTCGCGCGACGAAATGCGGTAAAACTCCGGCTCGCCGAAATTCTTTTGCGTGGCATCGCCATACAGCGCACCTTCCACCGAAACTTGATTGATGCCAAACACCCGCAATTCCACCACTTCAACAGGTTGCGAAACGTCCAACGGCTCGTTCAATCCTTTGCCGTCTGCTACCAGCGGAATCACGCACGCCCCGCCAAACAACCGCGCCAGCTTCAACGCATACGCCGCCGTTTCAAACACATTCAAGCGGTCAATCTCCGATGCCAGCAAATTGTCCGCATCGCCTTCAATCTCAAAACCGCCTGATAACGCCTTATCAGCGGGCAAATCCACCACACGGCGAAAAATTCCACCCTGCGCATACAAAAAAGGCGCAGAAACCGAAGTTATCCGCACCTGCTGTTTGCCGCCCAACACTGCCTGCAAAAAGCCATCTAACCTAAATTTCATAATGATAATGCCTTAAATCGTTTCATCGCGTCCATGCTGCCGATTAGCGGCTCAATGGCATAGCGGATGGCGTCAATGCAATGGTTATGCGCGTCCATCGGCACAGGCAACACATCCCCGCTCAAACGGTCAGTCTTGTAGCTATACAGCCGAAACTCCCGCGCCGTTTCCGTGCAACGCGGATGAATCACCACTTTTTCAAACGACTTGATAAACTCAATACCGTCTTCCACGCTGCCCTTGCCCTTAACGGCACCCACGATGCGAGGCAAACCATGCCGCCGCAAATAACTGATGCTTTCAGGGCGTGCGCTATCCGCCCGCACCACGTACCGCTCAATATCAGGCATCGCTGCCTGCAATACCGCCGCAGTGTCGTCCAATTCAATGCCCACGCCGCCTGCTTCGCGCTCAATATACAACTTGTTATCGTGAATCCAGCATTGCACCGCCGCCGTTGGGTCTTGCGAAAAGCCAAAGTCCAAGCCGAAATACGCCCCGTCCCAATTTTCGCTCGGCACAAACTCCGCAATCTCATACTTGCCTTTAAACACCTGCGCGTCCGATAACTCGTAATACGCGCCTTCCCAAATCCACGCATAGCGGGCAGGGTCAAGCGTTTGCTGCTGATGCCGCCGCAACTCTTCCAATTCAGGCGGGAAAAACGGATTGTCGCCGTAATTCATCTCCACAATGCACGAACGCGGCGGCGGGTTTTTACGAAAACGCCTATCCGTCGCGCTGCCATCGGTTTTCGGATTCCAAATCACCCAAATTTCCGACTTCGGCGCACGAATGGTCGGCTCCAACACTTCCCACGCCGCTTCCGAGATGTCTTCTGCTTCTTCCACGACGCACACATCAATTTTCGCCAGCGATTTAACCGACTGGATATTGTTGCGCAGCCCCTTAAACAGAAACTCCGTGCCGTTGCGCCCGCGTATATAGTCCACGCCCACATCATAGGCAGCTTCCAACCACGGTTCGGATGCAATCGCCGCCTTCAACTCCGCGTAGAACGATTCCTTGATGGAATTCTGAAATTCCCGCGTGCACAAAAAACGCAGCGGCTCAACAAGGCCCCATATCGCCGCCATCTTGGCAAAGTTAAACGACTTGCCCGAGCCACGCCCGCCCCACGCACCGCGAAAACGCAATGCGCCACGCGGCAGCCTGAAAACCTGTTTGATTTTCGGCGGCAGCTTAACCTGTACTTTCATCGTCGCCCACCGCAACCAGTTCAATCACCGTTGGGGTCATGCTGCCGTCCGATGATTTCATATCGGTTTCTACTTTGTCGGAATAGCCGTGCTTGGTCATCAGCATTTTGGCAAAAGCAGCGTTAAAGTCGCCATTTAAACCGCCGTCTATCAACAACATTTCCTGCGCGGTGGCGATGCACTCTAAGATGTCATTAAATTCATTATTCTGCTTCGCCCATTCGTACATCACATTGCGGCTTTTACCCAATGCAAATGCCAAACCTGCCACGCTTGGCACGGCGTTTCCCTGTTCTTTGTAGCCGCCTTTGAGATACAGCCACGCTTTTTCAATCACAGTTTCGTTTAATTCGCAAGGTCGCCCGACTGGGCGTTTGCTTTTTCCGCTCATATCAAGCTCCTTTGGGTAACAAAAAAGCCGCCCAAAGGCAGCCTGAAAATGAAAATCGGAGAAAGCCAAACGTAACTTTCTCCGAAATATAGCAAAATTGTACTAAAAAACTCACACCTAATCAATGATTTTTCGCTCTTTAAAGCACGTTTGCAGCTTAAATCTCGCTTCCTGTTCCCAAGCCGCCAAATGCTTGCAAATACGATCTCGTTTGCGCTGAAAAGTCATGTCGTGCAGATCGTATTTATCCATAATCGCCACCCGCTTAGGCATCTCGCTGTAAATATGGCGCAACATATCCGCTGCCAGATACACATCATCGCAAATCTTTTTCGCCACCAGCACGCCAGCAATAATCAGTAAGCCGTCCAATTTGCCGTATTCGCATTCCACCACGGCAACCAACAACGGGCTATTCAGGCAGCCTGAAACCTGCGAGCGTATCATCGCCGCGTTGGCGTGCCATTCCGCCTGTGTTAAACCGCTGCTGCTGGGGCAATCACCCTGAATATGGCTAATCACGCTTGCCGTGTTGCCGCGCGGCTCAATCATCACGCTGCTGATTTTGTACACCTGCGATAGGCACTCATCCAAATTACGATACATTCCGTTCCTTTCTCCAACGTTCCCAATACTCATCCGCTTTCGCTTCAAACCAAGCCGCCGCATCATCGGTAACAAGCCCGTTCGCCGCCAACACATACGCCTCCCCGTGCCGGTGCTGCATGGCATGTTCCGCGTGCGTCAGCGGCACCCCAGAAAACAACGGCTTGATGCCCACGCCGCTGCCGCGCGACACACGGCGCACATGGGCAAACTCGCAGCGCCCTTCGCCGTCTATCCATTCCGAAAAGCAGCCTGAAACACAGCTCGGCTGCCGTCGCACCCATGCCTGAAAATCTTTATCAGTATTCAAAAATCACTCCTTGCTCTGCTGCCCATGCTTCAATCCGCGTTTGGTAATCCGCCATCTGTTGCGTGTTCAGCTTGGTTGTTGATAATCCGATTTTTTGGATTTCGCCATTTGGTAACACCCGCTCATCGCAGCCGATAAACTGCTGTTTAAAATATTCGTGCCACATATCCGCTTCATATCGCCGCCCATCCAGCCAAACCTGCTCGGCGATTTGGTTATACAAGCTCCACAAGCGGCGGTTTTGCTCATAGCTGCGTTTGGCTTTGTAGGGGCGTATTGTGATTTCCAAATCGCCGTGCGCCGCCAGTAGCTCGGGGACAATGTTTTTGTATAGGTTTTCAAACAAAGGGCGTTGGTTGGACACTTGGCAGCGGAATTTGCGTTCATTCATTTCCGCCCCCAAACCAACATCGCCGCATCGCGTCCATGCTCGCTGCTATGCTCCGTCCAGCCCGTCAATTGGGCAAACGCCTCTTTGGATAGTTTGGTAGTATTGGCGGCGGGCGACACCATCTCAAAGCTGATCACATTGGGATATTGCTGCTGCAAGTCGCGCAAATAATCTTCCCAAATCTTCGCATCGCGTTTTACGCTGCCTGCGCCTTGCAAGGCTTCGCGTCCTTTGTTGCCAAACCATTTGCGCTTGCGCGCATCCTCCACCACGATATGCAGCTTTTCGCCGTCCCTGATGCAGCCTGAAAGCGCATGGCACACTTCGTTGATGGCGCGGTGGATGGGCAGCGTTAGCACGTTGGTTAATTTGCCGTCTAGGCAATAGGCAAAGCCTGTTTTAACGCCTGTGTCTATGCCGATGTACCAAGTTTTCATTGTGTTGTTCCTTTTTCAATCTGCCAGTTGTCCGATTTCAAATCGGAAAACCTATCAACGTTATTTTTCCGATTTCAAATCGGGAAATTCCAACCGTACTCATCATGGCTACGGTTCGTGGTCATCATGCCCACGGTTCATGCAATTCACTCTCGCCCCTGCCATAATTTCGCCATTTCCAAATAGTTTTGCTCATCCTTTTCAGCCTGCGCGAATGCGGGATAATCGCCCGCCAATCGCGCCGCTTCCTTGGCTTGAGTTGCCCGCGCTGCCATTGCTTCACACCATGCTTGCGCGGTCATTGCAAACGCTCCACATAATCAACCCGCTTGGCAATCACATCATCCGAGGCAGCCTGAAACCGCCCATTTCTGCATTCGCTGTGGCAGGGAATAAACCGCCACGGCTCGCCCTTTTTGCATACCACCGATGCCGATTTCCAACCCCAGTAATCCGCTGCCGCGCGAAAGTCGGCGTGTTGGCAGTTGAGACAAATTTCAGACGGCATGGCGCACCCCTTTCAAATTTTCCAAAATGCGCGAAGTTTGGGTTAAACCCGCCTGTCGCCGCGCCGCCCACGCTTCGGGCGTTTCTTTCAATTCAATCCGCTCGCGCAAACGCATTGGCAAGCAGCCCAACACTTCCTGCACGTTGGGAAACCGCTTCTCGCCCGCCAGCGCATTGCGTTTCGCGTTCGCAAACGCAGTTCCCACCCGCGCCGTATCGTCATCGGCAAGTTGTAACCGCGCAAACTCCTTGCCCCACGAAGCCAGCGTAACGTCCCACGCATCGGCAGCGGGCGGATAGGCTAAACCACAGCCCAAAAGCTCCAACAGCCCATCCGTCATCGCGCCAAACACGCCAATGGGCAACGGCGTAATCACTTTCCCTGATAGCACCGCTTCTTTTGCCGCGCGCAAACACGCCGCCGATTGCGCCGTTGCGCTGATTTTGCGTTCAGGCAGGACGGCATGGTTGATAGCAGGCTGCACCGAAAACGCGCCGCGATTTTTGGCAGCAATCAAGCTTTGCAAAAACTTGTGTTCCCAGCCTGCTTGGTTTTTCGCATCATCACGGCTTTGCCAGTAGCCCACAAATTCCGCCAGCAATGCGCCGTAGGTCGTCAAATCCCAGTTGGGCAACATCGCCCGCTGCACCATTCGCGCCCAGTCTTGGCTTTCAGGTTGCCAAGTGGCAAACATCGCAAAATCCTCGCGCGCGGTAGATGATGAAGATATTGGTTTATGGTTTATGGTTACTGGTTCTACGCAAAATTCAGCGTTACTGTTCGTTACGGTATCGTTACGGTCATCGTTACTGCTCGCGTTACGCTGCGTTACTATTTCGTTACGGTCGTTACTATTAGCGTTACTTTCGTTACGCAAATCGTTACGCGCCTTATCCAGCAAAGAACGCAAACCCGTTAAACTCATTGATTTATCAAAAGAAATGCCAAGATTGGATAATTCCGCGCACAATTTTTTATGCTCATCACGCACCCGTTTTTGACGCTCCGCGTTACTCAAAGGCTCGTTACGCTGCGTTACGGTTTCGTTACTATCCGCGTTACTGTTCGTTACGGTATCGTTACGGTCATCGTTACTGCTCGCGTTACGCTGCGTTACTATTTCGTTACGGTCGTTACTATTAGCGTTACTTTCGTTACGGTGCGCCCAACGGTAAGCATGAATTTCCTTATCAATGCGCGCGTGATGCCACTTGCCATTTTTCAGCGTAAAAAATTCTTTCAACACATCTTGCAACGCCTGTTTCTCATCATCGGTTTTCAGGCTGCATTTGTGCGCCAACACATCTAAATCCTTGCTTAACGCCGCTTCCGTGTCGTAATACATATCAATCAACAGCCGATACACATAACGGGCAAGGTTGGATAAATGCCACGTTGCCCCACGAAAATCGTTAATATGAAAAGCGTAGAAATTCATACCGCTTCCTTTATTTCCAACTTCTGCGCCAGCTTCTGCAAGCCCAGCGGCGTAACCATCACTTGCTTAAACGCGTGCCCGTTTTTCTCATCGGTCCGATACTCAAACCAGCCACGCCCCAAATATTCCTGATACACGCACAACTGCTTGCCCGCATCACGAAACAGCATCTTTTTAACCAGCAGCCAATCAATAAAAGGCGTTTGCTGCCACTTCAACAGCTTTGCGCTTTCGCGTAAGCATTGCGAGCCTTTGGCTGCCCCCAAACGGGTTAAAGCCCCGCCCGCAATCTGCAACTTACGCTCCGCATCGCGCCGCGCCGTTTCCGCTTCAATAAACGCCTTGGCTGCCTGCAAAGGGTCGTTAAAATCAACTTTCAGGCTGCCTGAAAGCCGTTTCTCGCAGTCAATAAAATACTGCCGCGCCTGCTTGCCTTTGGCGTTGCGCTCCACCATACTTAACTCTTTTGCCATATCCAGCGAAAGGAAGTAATCCAAGCGATTGTGTCCACCGCGTATTGCTTCGGAATTTCCCGAAGCAATCACAAAGTCTTGATTTTCAACAAAACCATATTGACTAATGCGGTCTTTAATCCACGTGGAAAAATGGTCGCGGTTTTCTAAAAACGCATGAAGCTCACGCGCGTTTACCGTTTGTTGCGCTTGCCCAGCCACGGGGCGATTGACGAGTACAAATAATTCAGACATAATCTAGTCTCCGTTTATCAAATATGTAAGTAATTCAGTCATGCCCACGTTTGCCGCGTGGGTTTTTTCTTTGCGGTCTCTCCCGCCGTCAGGCTCTCTCGCCTTGTCGTGGTAGAATGGAAGTCCGACCAACCATTCCCACGGAAAAAGGAAGCTATGAATGTGCACGCATACAACGATGCGATAGAACTAACCAAAATTATTTTGGAGAACAATTCATCACTACTTGTCGCCAACGACAAAACTGCTGATAAGCAAGCCGAGCGTCTTGCCGCGTTTATCCAAGTGCTTACAGAAGAATTAACGACTATTCATTCGCCTGATTGATTTGTTTCATTGCTGCAATCATTCTTGAAGCAAGGCTAATTTCATCTACAACACATGGCTCAATCAATTTTTTCAAAAGTGCTTTCTTAATCATCGCCTTGTCCTTTTTGGATAGGGCTTTTTGCTTTTTAGCCATCTCTCAATCCTCATCCGCTATCGCCTGATAATGCTCAACCATCTTTTCCGCCATAAACTTACGTTCGGCGCGGGTGACAATCGCAGCATCAGCCGGCACTAGCTTCAAATCCAGCGCAGCCAAAGCCGCGCAATACTTTTCCAAATCGCCATCTTTCAGGCGGCTTAATCTTGTTTCCGAAATGCCCGACGCATCCGCCACGCGCTTTTGCGATACCACCGCAAGCGCGTGCAATATTGCGCGTTCGTTCTTGCGGGCGATTTCTTGTTGGGCGGGGGATAATTCGGTCATACAGAAACAACCTTTGATGCCTTGCCAAGCTCGCCATTCTTTAATCTTTCATCCAAAAGAATCAGGCTTCTAGCAATCTCAAAAGATAAACGTTTTCCGCGTTTGCCCTGGCTTAAAAAAGCGATTTGAGATTGAGAACACCCTGCAAGATTGGCGATTTCTGCTTGCGATAACCCAGCATCGGATAGGTTATTCACAATAATTTGCCATTTATTCATGTGTGCAATCACTTATCTAGTAAATTGCCCGCAATTTAATCACATTTGTGTTAGTTATGTCAAACACCATTGTTATTGCCTTATTAATTACAATCGTAATAATTCAACTAGAAAGGGATAAGTTATGACTTTTGCAGAAAGAGTTAAGGCAAGACGAATAGAACTTGGATTGAGCCAAGCCAAACTAGGCAAGCTGGCAGGGAACGTGCCACAAAGCACGATTGGACAAATTGAAAACGGCAGAAATAAAAGTACAGCCAAAATTGTAGAACTGGCGGAAGCATTGCAAACCAGCGTGGAATATTTATTACATGGCAAAGAGGAAGCAAGCCCGCCTGCCATCACCAACGTTTTTGACAACAACGTAAACCTAGCGCTCAAACACATACTGCACCGTATTCCCGTTATATCATGGGTGCAAGCAGGTTGCTGGCGCGGCATAGAGCATTACAGAGACGACGACTTGGAATACATAGAAATTACCACCGACATCAAAGATGGCTTTGGCTTGCGCGTGCAAGGCGACAGCATGATGCCCGAGTTTGCCCAAGGCGACATCATCGTGGTTGCGCCCCATGCGCAGCCTGAAAACGGCAGTTATGTGGTCGTGGTGCAAGATGACAAAGCCACCTTTAAAAAACTCGTTTACGACGGCGCAAAACCCTATTTCAAGCCGCTCAATCCACAATATCCCATGCTGGAATCTAACGAAAACACCCGCATCGCGGGCGTGGTTAAGCAGAAAATCAAGCTGTATTAAATCCGCATCATCGGGCGTTTTGGTGGAGCGTGCTGGATTAGCAAATCCCAAAATAACAGATTTACACGTTATTTTTGAGAAAAAAGGCAGCCTGAAAATTGCTGGTGGTTAAGCAGAAAAGCTGTATTAAATCAAATCGTTTTGGTTGGATTATCCTGCTACACATAGACGTAACGGAGCAGAAAATCAAAATTTAGACAATAGGAGACAACAAAATGACATCAGCAGAAAAAATAGAACAATTAGAAAAAGAAATAAAAGAAAAACAAAAGATTACCGAGCATGAGATACGGGAATACCCCGTGAGTGTTATCGTAGATAAATTTATCAATGGGCTAGAAACAGACGAAGCGGAGTTATACATCCCCGACTACCAACGAGAGTTTATTTGGTCGCAAGAACAGCAATCTAAATTCATTGAATCGCTGTTTTTGAATCTGCCTATCCCTTATCTATTTGTAGCCGACACCAACGACAACGACGACGGGCGCATCGAAATTGTAGATGGCAGCCAGCGCATCCGCACGTTGGTTAGCTTCTTAACCAATGAGCTAGAACTATGCGGGCTGAAAAAAATCCCATCTGCCAATGGGCTGCGCTATGGCGATTTACCCAAGTCTCGCCAACTGCGTTTCAATCGCAAAACCCTACGCATGATTGAATTAACCGAGCAGGCAGATGAAGAAGCACGCCGTGAAATATTTGCCCGTTTAAACACAGGCGGCACCAAGTTAAACGACATAGAAACACAATTTGGTTCAAGCAATGAGCCATTTTATCAATTTATCCGAGAGCTTGTCCGCGATACAACGGGAAAGGACGGTTTATTTCGTCAACTTTGTCCTATTAGCAAAACTCGAGAATCACGCCGAGAGTATGAAGAATTGCTGCGTCGATTTTTTGCTTATGCCAACGATTACCAAAACTTCAATCATCGAGTAGATGAGTTTTTAGAGGGCTACGCTAAAAATGCAAACCATGATGAGAACAAAGATAGGCAAGAATTTGAAACGATGCTGAACTATATTGAAGCCACATTTGGCGAACTGGGTTTTCGTAAAACGCCCAGCAGCAAATCCGTTCCTCGCATACGCTTTGAAGCTTTATCCGTTGGCGCATTATTAGCATTGCGTGCAAACCCTAATCTTTCCACCAATCAAGATTTAGGCTGGCTCAACTCCCCTGAATTTATCAAACACACCCGTTCCGATGCCAGCAATCATCGTAGCAAAGTCATTGCTCGGATTGAGTATGTGCGCGATAAATTGTTGGAGAATGGTCATGAATGACTGGCAAGAATTGCCACAAGTTAGCAGCTTGTTTGATGATAAAGTATCAGAGATAGAACAGCATTTGGCATTATTAGATATATTGCTTGGTCGCAATGTTCGTATTCAATACGAACACGCTTCCATTGCACATCACATTAAAAGAGAACACGGACATCCATTTAAAGCTGGCGCAGTATTGATGATTTATAATTTTATGGAATCCATCAGCACCGCCTTGATGCAGGATATTCACGCGCATATTAAAAGTAATATTGGTCATCTAACCTTGAATGATTTACATGCTAAATTGAAAGATTGTATTGTAAATCACACAAACGAAAAAGAATTATTTAAAGAATACATACAAAATTATCAGCACACCAAACATAATTTAGATAAACTGATGATTATGGGCTGGGTGGAACAATGGGCAAAAGAACATTCTGCCACAGATAATAATCAAACGTATCCAAAATGGTTTAATGGCAACGTTGATGTGCGCCAAATCCAGCAAAGTTTGCAAAATTATGGACTGGTCTGCAATAGCTTTAACAACCTTAAACAAGGCAAAGCGGAATCTTTGTTAAAAATAAAATCCGCGCGTAATCAATTAGCACATGGCAGTGCAACGTTTACCGAATTTGGGCAAAATAAAAGCCTTGATGACATCAAACAGGATTTTGACAACATCAAAGGCTTTTTCCAAGGGCTATTGAATATAATCAATCAACACCTTATTTCGCAACGCTATCTGCAAAGCTACTTACGAAGCTCAACCCAATAATCTGCCCCAAACGAACAGGAACAGCATTACCAATCATCTTAGCAATGGCGCGTATATTTTCAATACGACTAGGTTCGGTAAATTGATAATCCAAAGGGAATGTTTGAAACAATGCCGCCTCACGCAAAGAAATGGCACGGTCTTGTTCAGGATGGCCAAATCGGCCATTTCCCAAACCAATGCACAGTGTTGTCATGGTGGGTGCGGGCTTATCCCACTCCATGCGCCCATACACGCTGCCATAAGTCTGCCCACTGCTTTTTTGATGGCATTTTAAGCGCAATTTCTCGGGCCAATCCCGCCAAGTTCCCCCAGCTTTTGAAGCGCGTATCCGTTGTAAATTTAAATCACTTAACTTCGCACATCGATGAAGCCTATCTTGTGTATGTTGTTCCCCCGCGGTCAATTTAGGCAGCCTGAAAATCGTATCCCGCACCGTAATAGGTTTATTATGGCTGGGCGGCAGCAATTTTACTTTACCGATTTTTGAAGCCAACAACACATGTCGATGTCGCATTTGTGGCACCCCATAATCCGCGCAATTAACCTTATTTGCCCAAATTTCATAGCCCTGTTCTGCCAATTCGCGCACAAAATCATGATAAACCTGATGCTTGGTAACATCGGGCACATTTTCCATCGTAACCAATTCAGGCTGCACCTCTTTAATCAAACGTGCAAATGCGTATAACAACGGCCATTTTTCATCTTGGCGCGTATCTCGTCCTTGGTTATAAGTAGAGAAAGGCTGACATGGCGCACAGCCTGCCAACAAGCGTACAGAGCCTTTTGAATAATGCGCCATCACTTCATCTGCCGATAATTCCTGCACATCTTTGGCAATAAATTTTGCCCCTTTATTGTTATGCTCATACGCAAAAGCGCAACTGGCTTCAATGTCATACCCAGCTTTGACCACAATATCCGCTTGACGCAATCCCGCCGTTAAGCCGCCTGCGCCACAAAACAAATCAACTGCTTCAATTTTCATTTTTCATCTCTTTTAAAGAATCTTGAAAAATTATGCCACAGAGCACGATAAAAATCGAGTTTTAATTATTATCGCCCCCGTGGCGGTTTTTTTGCGCCTTGCGAAAACTTTGTTTTGTTTAAAAACAAGAGGATAGTGTTTCTATCACAATTTCTAAACACATTTGTGTTTACTTTTATAATCACATTTGTTATTATTCACCCATCGCAACAAACAACAGCAAGGAGCAACAAAATGACCCTAGCCGAAGCCCTAGCCAAGATTGAGCAGCACAAAGAGCAACTCAAACAGCCCAAGCAAGATTATCAACCCCAACCCAAACAAACCCGCAACCAAGCCCGCGCCCAATACAACTTTATGCGCGGCATGCCCTAAACAGGAGGAAGCCATGAAAGAAGTCAAACTCACCCTAGTAGAACACACCCGCGGCAAGGAAGACCAAACCATCGCCTATGTGAAAGCCACCAAACACGGCAAGCAAGCAGAACTACGGTTTACCGGACGCAAAGAAGTGATGAAGTTTCCCACCCTAAACGAAGCATGGGCATGGCTGCAACGCAACACCTACCGCAACAACCCCAGCACCTACTTTTTAAGCGCGGACAGCATCGCAACGCTAAAAACACTCTAACCCAAAGGGGGGCGCAAGCCCCCACAAGGAGACCACCATGCACGCCGCCCCAAACAACGCCCTATACAACAACCAATTAAGCCAAGCCATCCAACAAGTAGATGCCGACCTATCCAGCGGCGACGAACAACTCTGCGACTGGACGCAAGCCCTGCCCGATGATGAAGCCGCCGATATTTTGGTTGAATACACCCCTAACAACGAACTCAACAGCCTATTAGGCTACATCGCCCGCTATCTCAACGGCGACGAGCAAGACATTAGCCTGCGCGAGCTAACCGACCGATGCATCACCGCGCAAACCACGACAGAAATCCAAACCCAGCAAGACGAACAACAAAAGCAAAACGCATGGCACAAAATGGTGCGGCACTACCACGCCGCCATCAACGACCGCGATTATTAACCCCTTAGGGCAGCCTGAAACACATTTTTTCAACGGTTAGGATATTCCCCGTTTCAGGCAGCCCATCCAGCCCAGCAACCCATGAAATACTTTTACCCCCAACAGGAAACCACCCCCATGAAAACCCGCATCACCGCAGCCCTAATTTTCGGCTTTGTCTTGGGCGCATTCAGCGCCGCCCAAGCCACCAAACCCGAAACACAACCCAAACCGCAGCCCGTCATCAAAACCTACGACTGCGACACGCTGGGCGACATCCCGAGCGACTTGTACTTTGAGCCATCCGCCGCCCATCCCATCCAACGCCTGCGCGACCAATGCGAGCAGCAACGCAATGCACTTATGCTGCAAAAAACATGGGACAAAGACCCCACCGCAGGCGTGGTTTTGGAAGAAACGGAGTAAAAAAATGGATTTTTACATTAAGGTAATACGCTACCTAACACTTGGCGGCGAAAAAGGGAAAAAATTTATTTTTGTTGTGAATGATGAAGAAAAATTTGAAGAAAGTTTCTCAAACAAAGAAATAGACGAGCTCAATATTGATAACCCACATCAAATGTTAGCAGGCGATTGGGTAAATGCAATCAATTCAAAAAATTGGTTTTTGTCAAAAGAAGATAAGGCATTTTTGGCTTTTTTGGACGAAAACGAAGAAAAAATAAACGATGCTATTGCCAGAGCGAATATATCCAAGTTGCAGCGCGAACTTAAATCTTGGGAGAGGTATCTATTGGGGCAAGACCATGAATAGCTGGACACGCCTACTTACCCCAACCGAGCTAGAAAAAACCTTCAAACCAGTGGGCAACAAAGTGCCCCACTACAAAAAAACCGTAGAAATCCGCGCCCCCAACGGCGAAATCCAACGCTTTGACAGCGCCATGCAAGCAGCGAAAAACACAGGCATCAACCACACCACCATCGCCAAACGCTGCCGCACCCACCACACCGACAAACAAGGCAACCAATACCGCTACATCTAGGAGCAAACCATGAACAATTTTCTAACCCAACGCAAAAAAGGCATCGGCGGCAGCGACATCGCCGCCATTATCGGCGTATCCCAATTCAAAACCGCCCTAGATGTGTACCTATCCAAAACCACCGACCAACCAGAACAGCAAGGCGAACACCTCTACTGGGGACACGCCTTAGAAAACCCCATCATAGACCGCTTTATCCAAGACACAGGCGCAAACGTCATCAGGCAGCCTGAAATGCGCAGACACCCCGATTACGAATGGGCAATCGCCAACGCCGATGCCCTGATTACCAACGGCGACACCATAGAAGCCATCCTAGAAATCAAAACCAGCAGCGCATTCAAAAGCCGCGAATGGGGCGCAGACGACACCGACGAAGTCCCCATTGAATACATCGCCCAAGTCCAATGGTATATGTGGATTTATGATGTAAACGAAGCCTATTTAGCTGCACTGATTGGCGGCAACCAATACCGCCAATACCACATCACACGCGATGACGAACTGATTGCCATGCTCGCCGAAAAAGCCCAAGCCTTTTGGCAAAACCACGTTATCCCCCGCATTCCGCCCAACCCGCAAGACGGCGCAGATGCCCAAAAACTCTACCCAAGCGACAACGGCGACACCGCCGAAGCCGACAGCGACACCCTAACCGCCTACGCCGAATTAAGAGAACTCAAAGCACAGGAAAAAGAACTCAAAGCACAAATTGCCGCAAAGGAAGACCTGCTCAAAATCAAAATCGGCAGCTATTCCGCCATGCAAACAAACGGCAACACCCTGTTCACATGGAAAGCCCAAAGCAGCAGCCGCTTTGACAGCAAAGCCTTTCAGGCAGCCCACCCTGATTTATACCGGCAATACACCAAGCAAAGCGAAACCCGCGTATTGCGCCTGAAATAAAAAGCCCGAAACCAAAGTTTCAGGCTGCCCCATTAAATAAACAACTCACACCGCATCAAACTATTTTGCATGCACTCGCGCTCAAACTCACTAACGATTTTAGGCATCTCACGCAGTAAAGCCTTGTGGGCACGGCGCAGAAACAATCGGCTTTCATTAGGCAGCGTGCGCAACGTTGAAGCCTTAGCGTAGCCCAAATCAGACAACGGCGCAGCAAGCTCACTCAGCAAACCGCAAGCCCAGGCGCAATAGTAAGCAACCGTAGCCAACTCGCGCAGTTCGCTTTGGCTGAATTGAATAGGCGCATCCAACACTTCGCCGGTCAGCGTCAAACGATGCACATACTCCACCGCAGCGGGCAGCAAATCCAAAGGGATTTCCTCGATTGCCGAAACACCAAACCGCTGATGCACCATTTTGTAAGCGGTTGAATAATCAATGCCGCGCGCGCCCACAAGGGCAGAGACAGCTTGGCGAAGCGGCGTGCGCTGGTCGGTAGTGGTTTGAGAAAGTTTCAGGCTGCCTTGTTCCTGAACAGCAAGGAAAGTGCGGATAACCTGCAAAAAGAATTTAGGACTAATCCAAGTCGCATAAGCACAAACCAGTTCTTTACAAGCAAAAGTGCCAAGTCCTTGTTTTGAAAGGATAGACGGAAAACCGTCTAATTCACACTCTTTAATTAAATCAATGGTTTGTTGATTTTGAAGCCAACGGCGCGGAGCGTTTTTATCTTCGCCCCCACTTGCGCGATGCAAGTCGTTAAGAGAATACAAGCCGTTATGTTGGCGGATTGAAACATTAGAAATTTGAATTAAGTTCATTTTGAACTCCTTGACTAAATAGAGATTAGAGAAAATGCCCATTTGGGCGGGGTGCTCTCTTCCAAGTCAAGTTGGACGCGGTCGTTACCGATACCGCACACCCCAAAAGTTTTAGGCAGCCTGAAAACAGGCAACCCTTAAAGGGGTATGGTGTAAAAATTTGCACACAAAAACCGCGTTTGGCGACGCGGGTGCAACTTGACTTGTAGAGAGAACGCACATCATACCCCACCCCTTAACCTTTATCAACAGGAGAGACCATGTCCACCCAAGCCCTAAAAAACGCCATCACAAAAGCCAAACCGCTTTCCGAGCGCACCATCGCCGACCTGATGAGCGATGCCAAAATCAAAGCACAAATGGCATTGGCCCTGCCCAAACACATGACCGCCGACCGCCTAGCCCGCATCGCCACCACCGAAATGCGCCGCGTACCCGCCTTGGCAAATTGCAGCCCCGAAAGTTTCCTTGGCGCAATCATGCAATGCGCCCAGCTAGGCATAGAACCCAGCAACAGCCTAGGGCACGCCTATCTAATCCCCTTTGGCAACGGCAAAGACAAACAAGGACGCGCCAACGTGCAACTGATTATCGGCTATCGCGGCATGATAGACCTTGCCCGCCGCAGCGGACAAATCGTCAGCCTATCCGCCCGCGCCGTGTATGAAAACGACGATTTTTCCTACGAATACGGCTTGCATGAAGATTTGACCCACAAGCCGAGCGAAGACGGCAACACAGGCAGCCTAACCCACGTTTACGCCGTAGCCCGATTAAAAGACGGCGGCATCCAGTTTGAAGTCATGAGCCGCGCCCAAGTGGATGCCATCCGCGCCCAAAGCAAAGCAGGCAACAGCGGACCATGGCAAACCCATTACGAAGAAATGGCGAAAAAAACCGTTATCCGCCGTTTATTTAAATACCTGCCCGTATCTATAGAAATCCAAAAAGCCGTTGGCTTGGATGAGCAAGCCGAAGCAGGCATAGACCAACAAAACGCCGCCTTTGCCTATGGCGAGATTATTGAAGCCGACTACAACGTCGTGAGCGCAACACAGCCTGAAAACCAAACGCAGCCTGAAAGCACTCTTTCCGAACCAAACGTAGAACCACCCGCAGACAACACCCAACCCACCCAAACAACCGACCAAACAGGAGAACTCCTACTATGAACCACACAATCACACTCTACACAGGCGTAGATGTAGAACAAGCCGTGTATCAAGCCGCATTCAGCCAAACAGACGGCATGGCAGACATCATCAGCCAAATTCGCGCCCAAGCCACCGCCGAAGTTGCCGATGTGGATGGCACAACAAGCAAAGGGCGAGACAAACTCAAATCCGTTGCCTATGCCGTAGCCAAAGCTAAGACCGCGATTGACGGAACAGGCAAAGAACTGGTTGCCGAAGCCAAAGCCAAAATCAAAATCGTGGATGACAACCGCAAAACCGTGCGCGATGAACTGGATGTCCTGCGCGACGAAATCCGCCGCCCCGTAACCGAGTGGGAAGAAGCGCAAAAAGCAGAGCAAGCCAAAATTGACAGCCTGCTGGCAGAATTGGACGGTTTAACCGCTATCCAAGATGCCAACGGTGAGTGGATACATTCAGGCAGCCTGAAAAGTTATTTGAGCCAAGCGCAACAGTTGTCAAACCACGAAAACGAGCGCGTACAAAGCCGCGCCTCCGATGTTATCAAACATCTGCAACAAGCCATTGTTGCCGCCGAACAGCGCGAAGCCCAACAAGCCGAAATCGCCCAACTCAAAGCCGAGCAAGAAGCGCAAGCCAAAGCCGCCTATGAAGCCCAAATTGCCGCCCAAGCCGCCGAACAAGCCAAAGCGCAGGCAGCACAAGCCATGAAAGCCGAACGTGAAGCCGCCGAACGCGCCAAGATTGAAGCGCAACTGCAAGCCGAACAAGCAGAGCGCGAAAAGCAAGCCGCGCTGGCAGAATTGGAAAAACAAAACGCCGAACGCATCGCCGCCGAACAACGCGCCGCCGATATTGAACACAAACGCGCCGTCAATCGCGGCATCTTATCCGCCATGCTGGAATGCGGCATTGAAGAAGCTGCTGCCAAAGAATTTTTGCTGAACGTGGTAAATGGCAAAGTGGCGCATTTGAGCGTGAATTATTAAATCAGATGTTGGCGGCAGTAATGTCGCCAACATGGAGTAAACCCATGTTAAACAAAGTAATTTTAATCGGCTATCTAGGGCGCGACCCGGAAACTCGTTATATGCCCAACGGCGATGCCGTATGCAACTTTTCCATCGCCACCAGCGAAAGCTGGAAAGACCAAAGCGGGCAACGCCAAGAGAGAAGCGAATGGCATGCGATAACCCTATACCGCAAACTCGCCGAAATCGCAGGGCAATACCTCAAAAAAGGCAGCCTAGTGTGCATAGAAGGCAAAATCCAAAGCCGCAAATACACCGACAAACAAGGCGTAGAGCGCACAGCATACGAAATTATCGGCAACGAAATGAAAATGCTCGGCGGGCGCGATAGCCAAGCACAAAGCCCGCAGCAACACAACACGCCACCCGTGCCACCACAGCCAAGAGCGCAAGGCGCACAGACAGCGCAGCCCGTACAACCCACAGCGGATATTGACGATGATATCCCCTTTTAGATTTCAGGCAGCCTGAAAAGGCTGCCCCCACCCCCAAAGACAGCCTAGACGGCAGCCAAGTGTGTGGCTACATCCAAGCAGGGCGCGTGCAAGAAGTGCCGACTATTGCGCCCGCGACGTTGCCGCCACCCGCGAAGTGTATCGCCGATTGAATTTTATCGACGCCTGAAAGGCAGCCTGAAACCCGAAGTATAGGAACCCCGCAATGACCGTTATTACCGTCAAAGACCAAAGCCCTACCGAGCAAATCCTAAGCAGCCTGAAAACATGGCGACGCACCGCCAAAGAATGCCATCAACCCGCACTCTATGACGCATTGAGCGAAGCCATCACCACCATCAAAGCCCTAGACAAAGCCTTAAAAGACACAGGCAAAACCTACTTTGAAACCTTTACCCACACCCCCGCCGACGCCGCCTTTTCCGACTACATCCGCGCCCGCGCAGGCTACCGGTGCGAGCGCTGCGGCAAACAGTACAAAGCCAAAAGCAACGGCCTGCAGTGCAGCCACCACTTCAGCCGCCGCCACTACAACATTCGCTTTGACCCCGACAATGCCGCCGCCCTGTGCCACCACTGCCACAACTACTGGTATTCCAAAGACGTCCCCGAAGCCGCCCGCTGGCTTGAAGACAAAATCGGCCAAGCGCGCGTAAACCGCCTGATTGCCCTGAAAAACCAAAAACAAAGCAAACCCACCGCCAGCGAAGAAGCCGCTATCGCCGAAAAATACCGCCAACTGAAGGAGCAGCTATGAGCATCGCCCGCCTCACCGACGCCCTGTTCGACCAACTCGACCGCCTCGAAAGGCTTGACCCCGAAGACACCGAACGCATGAATGCCGAAATCGAACGCGCCCGCGCCGTCCACCTGGTCAGCGGCGACATCATCGAAACCGGCCGCCTTACCCTTGCCGCCGCCGAAATGGTCGGGCGCGGCATCAACAGCCCGCTATTGGAGAAACTCGAATGAACGCTGGACAATTCAAAAAAGGGCAAATCCCTTGGAACAAAGGCACCAAAGGCATCATGCCCAAACCCGTCAACGGCTTTCAAAAAGGCAACAAATGCTGGAAAAAGCGCCCCGTCGGCAGCGAACGCAAAACCCGCGACGGCATCGAAGTAAAAACCGAAAACGGCTGGATACCGCGCGGTCGCCTTGTTCTGGGCACCTTTCCCATCGGATACGTTGTCCTGCACATCGACGGCGACCGCTACAACGACGCCCCCGACAACCTGATTGCCATCCCCCGCGCCGTAGCCGTAACTCTCAACCGTTGGGGCTACAAACACCAACCGCCAAGCCTACGCCGAGCCTTTATCGCCCGCGCCATGCTCAACCACAGGATAAAGCAATGCAAATCATCGAAATCTACCGCCGCCTGAACCAATACCCCAAACGCCTGCAAAAACCCATGCGCGCCCAACTCAAAGCCCTGGTACTCAAGCAGCGCAAAACCATTCACGAAACAGGAGAACCCAAATGACCCAACAATTTAAATTCGGCGACCGCGTGAAATACTGTGATACTGATTTTTTATTTATTCATGACAAAGGCGACGGACGCGCCCATGTGGTGAGTGAAACAGGCGTATCAGGGGCTGTGTTAATTAGTGATTTAACCCTGATTCCCCACCCCGACACCGCTATGCGCGAAAAGGCAGCCTGAAATGCGCTACGGCAGCCTGTGCAGCGGCATTGAAGCCGCATCCCGTGGCGCGGGAAACCAGCCGAAGAATGCCCAGACAGCCCGCGATACAAAGCCATTGGCAACAGTATGGCTGTGCCGGTGATGCGTTGGATGGGGCAACGGATTAAAGATTTTTTTGAAAACAGAAAGGAAAACGAATG